TTAGACTTGCATAAATTGTTAGTTCTGCTTTGCGTCTTATGATTTCATATTTTTTTGAAAAATTAAAAATCAAAAAAAATGAGGGAAGAGGCTTATGCCTCCTCCCTCTTATTTGACCAAATGCCAAAGCATTTTCTACATTCCCACAATTTGATTCTTTCAGAAGAACCTACATAAAATGCTTGCAAACGCATTGCTATTGTTTTCTCAAAGCAATACGGGCATTTTTGTTTTAGGCCCATTACTTATCGCCCTTTTCACTCATTAGACGCTTCATGTATTCTTCTACACTTTGGTCGGTTATATTAGAACCACCAAATGCTGCGAAGAATAGAAGCATTAGAACTGTAACGAAGATAAAAAATCCGAACCATTCCCAACCTGTCATTACCAACTCACCTCCATTTCTTTAAATTCAGCCTTTTCTATTGAAAATGCCTTAACAAAACCATTATCTTTACCATGTTTCCATAAGTCATATACTAATTGAGTATCTTTCATACAATACTCAACTACTTCATCATATTGACCCATTTTCCATAACTTAGGAGCATCTGCACTATCCATCAATTTGAAATCATTCATAGTACACTTTACAAGATTCTTTAATTGAAATCTTTCTTTGTGTTCTTTCAAAAGAATCTTTGAAGTATCAATATACTGCTTTTCATTAACATATTTATTAATACAATAAATATCCATAGAATCTCTAAGAATAGGCAAATCAAATGCTGCTATATTATGACCCAATAAAAGACCCCCTTTTTCAAAATGCTCATCTAAGTCATACTTTAATTCTGATAAAGACTTAATCACATGGCCTGATTTGGCAAAGGAATCTACGGGTTCATCCACATAAACCGTACCATTAGAACCATCCCATGTAGCGACAGTAGATACTTGAAACATATGGGTGTTACCGAAACCCCCGATGTCGTAAGACATATTTTTAGTTTCTAAGTCAATTGCTAAAATTGACATTAAGCATCATTCCTTATCTGTTGGACTTGACCAAAGTTTAGCAACTTTTTGTTCCTCTTTGTTTACTTTAGGTTCTTCAACATCTGTTCGTCTTTTTAAGAAACAAACAATCTGTGAACCTGCAACAATAAGTTGAGAACAACATTCCCATCCATCATTACCGTATGTGTTTAGTGTATCAATTATCACTTTTGGCCCTTTTGCTACTTCAAATACTAAATATGTATTTTCCCATTTCATTCATCATCACTCCTATTATATTTTACATACACACTTCTACCTACTCTCATTTCATCAAACTTGTGTCTAATAACTTCATAGTGTCGGTATATCTGTGCTTGAGATTTTTTCGCTTTATTTCTAACTTCTTTCAAGAAAAGACTTTTGTTCACAAATCCTTCATCGTCTTTATCCATTTTATCATATACATTTGTAAAAACAGTTTCCAATGAATTTTCTGTGATACTTTGCCTACGCACTCTTAGGCTTCGTTCAAGCCAGTCCACCAATGTCATATAACATTGTCGCACGATAGTCGCCGCCTGTCTAACATTGTGTCCTGTTACCTTGAAACGGGCATCTTTTTCTGTAATAGAAGGAGCAGAAGCAACGCTACATAGAACGGACATCTTAATCAGAATCTTCATCAATCGTGTAGTAAAGTTAGATGCAATCGCCGCCACATCGGGGCGAGTATTCTGTAAGTAGGCTCTCATGTTTTCATATTCTAACTGTAATACATCATTGAAATCAGGTGTAAACTTCATGGTCTTAAGAGGGTCGCCTCCAACTTCTTCAAACCGTTCTTTAGTAGTCTTATACAGTTCAACAAACGCTTTAACATACTTATCAATAGGCTGATTTACTTCTTCAACTGTACCCGCTTTAGTGTTTTGTAATGTTCTCATCTTATGTTGTAAGAATTCAGGAACTTCCCAAACAAATAATAGCATTCTTTGTAATACTCCCTTTTCTGCCATAACATTATTTAGATTATTAGGAGGATAGGTCATAGCCAATACTGAACGCTCACAAAAACATTCCATTACTTGATTATCATAAGAACTCAATGCCTTAGATATAATCCAAGACTCTCCTGATAAACTGTTCATTAGAGTATTCAAATATACAATTGAGTTTTCTTTATGTTGTGTTTGTTTAAAGATACCCGAATATTCAAACTCATCCCAATGGGCTAAACCGCTTCCTTCTAAAAGGCCGGGTTTTCGTGGCCAATCCACATTACCATCTTCGTCTACTTCTTTGGCATATCCACCAATCAAAACAGAATCGGTAT